TTACAACAATTTGAGACAATCCACCAACCACAAACGGATATCGGAAAATCGCCTTCAAAAAGTCCCGACTTAATGGGGACGCCGCCGCAATGCTCGCCATGGCCGACACCCCGTTCCAGTTGTAGAATACAACGCCAGCCACGATTTCTCCGTGCCGCTCAAGGCCGATACTCGCCGACGCTTCCGGGTGGTAAATCCCGCCGATGCGGGCATACACCCAGCGCCCAACATCGTGCCCGGTGATTATATTCCCGACCATCCGCTTTGATACACTATGTCGGTTGCCGTCCATTGGATGTTAATGTTGCGCGTGGAACTGGAAACCGCCACGCTGGCGCAATACCCGATGCCGTTTACCCCTTGCCAATTATTGGAAATAAACAAACTTTGACCCCACAACGACAATCCCCAAATGCCAACGCCCCACACCGGAGAAGATGTCGGAACGATCACCACTATGGGCACAGTTGGAGGCGCAATATCAAAATCAACATTAATCGTTGCGTTTACGCTTGGCGTGCCATTAGTCAACACGTTTAACCGAGCGCGCGTGTAGTATTTAATTGATCCGCGAGACCCGAAGTAATTAAACGCCTGCAATACTTGCGTATTGATATTGTTGTTGCCGTCCTGATAGGTCAATGTCCAGGCTTTTACCACTTTTCCGACAGTGCCAAAATATGGCAAATCGTTCAGATTCTCCCAGCAACTTGCCGCCCAGCCGGTAAAACGCGCCCATGATTGGGTGTCCGTGTTCATCACAAATTGCTCTTGCGCGGTAACGCTGATCGGGACGTTGACGATCAACGCAGAGTTTTGCGCGGAAAACAGCATTTCCCAACCAAAAGACGCCCCATACGTGCTTGCCGCCGCAGAAAAAGCGCCGCTGATCTTGTCCGTCACCGCTATCCGAGGATCAAGGCGCGAACTCTGCAATGCCGATGCCAAGGGCACTAACCCGTTGAGAGTTAAAATGAGCAAATCGCCGCCGTATTTCATCAGGCACCGCGTGCCGATAGGGGTTCCGAGCGCCCAAACACCGGCAAGCGCCCAGGTTGCCGAACTGGCCGGGTCCGTGCCCCGGTAGACAATCACCTCGCCCTTGCTGGTGATAAACACCAAATTGTCATCGACGCCATACCCGGCGTCGATGGTCCATGTTGCGACCGCCACCAGATAGCCGCCCTGGCGCGCAATCGCGCTCAGATCCAGCGCATTGGCGACGCCGCCAACTGCCGAGGTCGGCAAATACCACGCTTTGAGCGATTGTTTTTGCACGAACCAAACGCGGCTCTTGAACAACGCGACATTGGAAAGGGCGGTCGTCGTGACGCCGGTGATAGCAATCGGCGAGATAGCGGTAATTGCCGCCCAGGTGGTGCCATCGTAAAGCAATGGCGCGTCAACGCCGTTGACCGCGTAGATATAACTGCCTCCGGCCGTGGTGACGTTGGTGTATTCCCAACGCCCGTTGCTCAGGCCGGTGACAACCGCAGCCCCGACAACGCCGGCCGAGGTAACGTCAAAGATCGAGGACGGCGTATTTGCAACGGCAAACAATTTGCCGGCCGTGCCGCTGGTATATGCCATCAGCGTTTCAACCGTGCCCGGAATGCCGGTTACGTGATCCGTGGAGCCGCCGCGAAGGTTAACGCTTCCCACGTCAGGAAAGAAATTAACAAGCGTCACAGCGTCGTTTGCCGCCATGTCCGCCAAGCTGTCGCGCGCATTCCAGCCGCCGACCGGCGCCGACAAACTAACCGCTTTGGCAGCGCGGTTTTGGACTAGCGCGGATGCCTTACGCCGAACCATAGCCGCTGTCAGGAATGTTGTCGTAGGTAATCAGGACCGACCCAGGGGAAGGCGCAAACGATAGGTTAGCCGCGCTGGTGTCTTGCGCTATCACAATGTCCAGCTCGCGACTGTAATTACGATACATGGCCGTTGTGTCAAACCCCTTCGCTTCAAAATACTTCAGCTTGGTGGCCAGCACCATCAGCCGATCAGGGAAGATGCAGGTATCGCTATCCAGCGTGAAACTATTCTTCAGCGCGTCGGTAGACGACCGGACCCAAGCTAGGCTTCGATATTCGTAACCTAGTTGCTCGGCATTGGAAAAACCCGGCCAGATTTGGAAATAGGATTGATACAAACGCCAACGCAAGCGCGGCCCCGTGCTGATGAAGCCCGACATCAGCCACTCCCACTGCTGCGGGGTTTCCGGCCCAAGCATTTCCCAATGCTTCGACTTATCCCACTGCGTGCGCGGTGTGATCGACGCATAATCGTTGGGCAGGTCGTATTGCATCTTTTGGAAATAGACGGTTGCAGCGGCACCAGCCGCCGTAATGTCTTGGTTGAGCGTGACCTGATTGTTGTTGTCCACTGACACAATCATAGCGTTCTGGCCGATACCAGCGCCAACCGCTTGGTATGTGGTGTCGAGCGTTGCGGTTGACGGTATGCCGCTGATCGTACGCGCCGCCGTTGTCCATGTGCCTGTGGTAGTCAGATATTCGGTTGAAAACAGGTGCTGCGCCGCCAACGCGCGCCATTCCGCGGCCCGGATCAATTCGTATCCGCACGCATTCATCAACGCCAGGAGCTGCGTCACATCGGCCACAGGATTGCCGATCACGGTTGCAGGCGTCGGGATACCTAGCTCCCCTGTCACCTGCCCCATAAGTTGCAGCATCGTGCTCGACATGGGTTAGCCCTCCGTCGCGCGAGGCCGGCCCACCCGTGGCGTGATTGTGGTAATCATCGCCCGCAACTCCGCCAATTCCGCCCGCGTTTTTTCAAGCTCAAGAGCGGTTTCGGACATATTTTGCCGAGCCAGGAACGCTCGCGCCCGTTCGCGCAATCCGGGTCCGCCCATGCCGACGCGCTGAAGCTGGGCGTCACTCGCGCCCGCAACCTGTTCGACGGTGGCGAAGTGCAGAATCTGCAATTCACCCAGCATATGCTCCGTCAGCGCCTCGGGTTGCGCCGCGTTCCAATTTTTGAGACTGTTGCCGACCGCCGCGTCAGGGCTGGTCTGGCGCTGAAAATTCAGCCAATGCAACGGAAAGCGCCGCATATGATAATCGCGCGCCGGAGTGTCGATCACCGTCAGATCGTTGCCGGGAACCGCAATGCGGACAAACGGTTCGCCGACATGTGGCTCAAATTTGTGGTGGTAGAACTCCACGCTGAGGTGAGTGTCAGCGGCTGACGTATCGCTATCGAGAGGCATGTGGTGTCTCCGGGTGGTTAGTTGCCGCGCGTGCCATTATAGCCGCTACGGCAGGCAGCAGGCCGCGCCCCAGAACACTGATCGACGCGCCCAGGTTGGCCAGTTGAGTTGACGCCGATTGAAACTCGACCGCCTGGCGCGCCATCCAAGGCGCCGCCGCAAAGGTCTGATCTCCGACCGTGTATAGCTCGGGTTCGTCGTCGTCGTTCTGGCGTTGCTCATAGGCGTGGCCGCAATCGCCTTCGTAGCTGCTGTCGTAACCAAACAGCCGAATGTCGCGGAATCCCAGAACATAGGCAATTGACATGCTCAGGATTCCGACCGACGAGCCGCCGCCAATTAGGACGCGCTCGCGGTTGCACGAAATGTCGGTTAGCCCTGGGAAATTCGGATGCCAGACAACCACGTTGTCCGCAGCGCCGAATTTGTCAAACACCGCGCGGTTGCACGTCGATGCGATCAGATAGGTATCCGCTGGCCCCACAAACCCCGCAGAGCCGGGTTGCGCGTCCACCAGCACCAAGTAGTCAGGCACGATGCCCGCGCGCTCTAGCATGGCCCTAGTGCCGTTCATCGCAAACATTGCCGCACCGGCTTTTTGCTCGGCCCGGATGGTTTCCAGAAACATGCTCACCGATGGCCCGCCGCCGATCAATAGCGCCGGCGTGCCGGTTGCGTCTTGGTGACGCAGCCATGGATAAGGAAGCGTGCTGGCGAACTCCACATTCGCCAGCACGTCCGTTGCCGCCGTGTTGCAAGCAACCGGGAGCGTTTCGTCAAGGTTGCTCGGCAAGATCACTAGGTGATCTGGCCTTGCAGATGCGGACGATTGATCGAGACAACCAGCGTCGCGGTGATGGCCGTGACCGTGGCGAGGTTGGCAGATCGCGCGCCGAGAATCTGCCGTCCGGTAGCAGCGGTCGGCATGAGGCTGCCCGCAGTGGCCGACTGATAAACCGCAACCTGCGCGAGCGTCTGCACCGCCGTCTTAGCGATGACAGCCAACCCGCCGATTTGATACCAGCCGAACAAACCGGCTGTGTTGGCCGACATCGCCACCGCAACAGGTTGCCCCAGGCCCGCGGTGTTGGCGCTGAGTGCGGTCTGATAGGTTGTGGCGTTATACGTCACCAGCGACCCAATTGCCGTGTTGGCAACGCCAACCAGCATAATGAACTCGCCCTCGCCATAGGTGGGATCAGCGGCGCAGACAACCTGCCCCAGAATGGAAGGCGGCGTCGGGATTGCACTCGTTCCGTTCGGCATAGTCACGCCGGCATCGGTATTCTCGATTTGCAGAAGCCCGATGTAGCCGTCCGTAAAAACATAAGCCATGATTTGCTCCTTAAGCGATCAAAACGCCGCAGAATTGCGGACCGCTGGAGGTCAGGTTGCCCGCCCAGCCAATGAGCTTAACCACCGCGTCTTGGTTGACCGCCTGGCGTTCGCCGCCGATTGGAACAAAATTCCGCGCGGCATGAGGCCGGAACATGAGGTATTTGGTATTGAGAAACCACATGTGCGCCGCCGTCGCCGCGCCTCCGACACCACCGTCAAGCACCACGTCGGAGGCCATGCCCGCGCCGTAGTATTTGAGCGACGCGAACCCGGCACCAGCGGAACTGGTTTCGGTAATCCGCTGGATTGCCTGGAGCGACTGTAGATACAGCTTATAATAGGTGTTGTCGGTCACGATCAGGTCTGGTTTGTCAGTGCCGCGAATCAACTGCACCGCGAGCGAGTCCATATACGCTTGGATGTTGGTCGCGCTGACTGCCGCGCCGCCGTCGGCAAGGCCGCCGTATTTCACCGACCGCCAAAAACTAAACGTCGCGCGGTTGATCCCGCCATAGGTTCCCGTGGTGGGAGCGTCCGGGATTGCGGCGGCTAGGCCGGTGATGTTTTTTCCCGCGTTGCCGGTGCCGTCCAAATAGATGTCGGAGCCGATGCGGTTCATCAACTGCGCTTCGGACACCTCCATGCGCCCATCGAGCAGGTCAATGATTTGCTCCTTGCTGTCGTTCTGAAGCATTTCCAGCCCCGAAATCGACACGGCGGAAGCATACTGCGTGATGCTGAACTGAGCCGCGCTAATCGGGCTGTTCTGCGACACGTCGAGCACTTCGTAGCCCGAATAGGAGTTCGTGTTGTTGGTCGTGCTGTCGTTGTACATGATCTCCTGCAAGATCACGTTGCCGCCCGAGAACGTCTTGACGTTGCCGCGCTCCTTGAGGCGCCGCAGCAAGGCGTTGTTGTTCGTTACGTTGTCCGCGAGATCGCCGGACCGGCTTTGAATGGTCGTGGCGATGATATCGCTGACCGAACTATTTGCGAATGCCATTTAGGCAGCCTCCAAATGATCTAAAGACGCTCACTCAACCCCGAGAATTGATCCTCTAAGATGGAGCGCCTGTCTGTCGCTTTGGTTGCCTGCTTGGCTCCGGGTGTAGAGCCGCGAACACTTACCGCCGCAGCGCGCGCTGATTTGGCTGCCCGATCCGCAGCGGCCCGCTTATCGGCCGCATCCTGTAGGGATTTTTGCGAACTATCGAACAACCCGTCATCCAGACGCATCGCTTTCTTGTAGGCTTGGTCCAGCGAGTCCGCAGACCCGCCTTGTAGCAATCGGATCATTTCAGGCTTTAACGTCTCAAAATGCTCGTGTGTGGACGAGAATTTAGATATATCTGCCTGCAACGCCCTATCTTCAGCGGCAGCGGCGGCGTCCCTTTCGGCTTGCCATTGCCCTCTGATTTCGTTCACCTGATTGGCCAGATCGCTATACCGAGCATCAACCTGTGGGTTGTTTTCGGGCGTTTCTGACGCACCAGATAAATCAATGCCATAATTATGTGCAAGCTGCCGCAGATATGCAAGCTTTTCTTGCGGCGCGCTTGATCGCAACATGCGATCCGCCTCTAAAAGCGCCTTTACAGCCGTTGGCGCGTCAACGCCAAGACCGCGAATGGTAGGCAAATACGGTTCAACCGCAGCTTGCATCGAATCGGCAAAGCGCGCTTTTTCCTGCAACGGCAAAACGCCGTTGCGCATCTCTTCCTCGCGCTGGAAGGCGTATTCGCGCAACTCCGGCGCTGCGGTATCCCACAGCCCGTGCTTTTCCTTCTTCCAGCTTTGCGGCGGACGATGCCAAGCTGGCGGCTCAACCTCCGGCTCAGGCGCGGCAGGCGGTGCCGCTTGCGCTGCAAACTTCCCGGTGACGTCACGTGAAACGGCGAGCTTCTCGACAACAGGATCAATCAGCGGAACGGCCGCAGCGGCAGCCTCGTCAAACTGTTGTGAAAGTATCTCGCGCCGATCCGGAACAGCGTCGTCAATAATAGTTTCGGACATATTATCCCCTGCTGGCGCGTTCGCGCAGTTCCTGCGCAACCCGCGAAATCTGGCGTTGGCTTAAATTCTCAAATTGCCCGTAAAGCGCACGCTTCCGCGCATCGCGCTCGGCTTTCGGCGTCTCGTAGGGCTTCGGTGCGGGCGGTTGCTCGTTCCCGACCTCAATGCAGCCGTGCGATTGCAAATGCTCGCGATGCCTTGATCTGCTGCCGATCGTGCTGCCGTCGATCATGCTGGTGTAGGGCTGGATGTCCGGCACGATCTGCAAACGCCGCTCAACGCTTTCGCGTTTGACCACCAACTCGCCGTTTTCCAGGACGTAAACGGTCATAGCGCCGGCACCAACCGCGCAGCCGGCTCCATTTCCATCCGCGCCCCTGCCGCAATCTCGGCAACGCGGATTCTCGTTGCGCTGTCCAGTTCAGCCTTCCACCGGTCAAATTGCTCAACCTGCGCCATCTCTTGCAGTTTGGCCTGCTCTTCCATGGCAATCCGCTGTTGCTCCATCGCGGCGGTTGCCTCGGCCTTCATCTGCTCAATTTGCAAATGCGATTGGGCTTTCATTTGCTCAATCTGCATGTCGGCTTGCAGTTGGGCTTGCAGAACTTGCGCATCGAATTGAGCCTTCGCCTGCATGGCTTGACCCTCGGCTTGCATCCGCATCTGCTCGCGCTGGCCATCGGCCTGCATCCGCATCTGCTCAATCTGGCCAGCCTGCTGCAATTTCATCATCTCAGGATTGGGAGGCGGCGGCGGTTGAGGCTGTTTGGACGCTTCCACAAACTGCATCATCGCCTGATCAATGCTGCCCTCAAGGGCACGCGCCGACTTAAACGCCGACACACCAAACCGCAGCACCTCGAACAGGATCGGCACCAACTGCGGGCTTGCCTGGCCCGCCGGCAACGCCTCACGCATGAACCCGCCGAACGTCTGGATGAATTGCAGACGGTCTTGCTTCATCGCGTCCTCGTCGAGCTGCACCAAGCTGTCGCTGGCCACCTCAACGCGGAAATTGCGCATCGGGTTGTTCTTCAGCAGCTCCAACGCCTGCGGGATCATCTGCTGATCAGCCTCGGACATCTGCGCCGCCGCAGCGTATTCGAGGATCGTTTCCGGTTGAAATTGCGAGCATATAACTTGCGTTTTCAGCCGCAGCAAATCCGTTGCGAACAACGCAACGTCCTCTTGCATCGACCGCAGCCGCAGCCCGGCATATCGGCCCTTGATCTGTTGCGCCGTCGCCGTTTCGCTGGCCGCCGTCTGGCCGCGAATAATGTCGGATATGCCGGTGATCTCGTAAATCTGCGTTTTGATCTCGGTCCGCGCGCCGTAGCACTGGATCAGTGCCGACGCGAGCGTGTCCAGCGGCAGTAGGTCGATGCTGCCTTTCAGCCCGCCCTTTTCGCCGAACCCGGCCCAATTCACGACCGGAATCAGCGAGTTATTTTCGCCCTCGGTCAGTAACCGCGCCAGAGCGGGTTGACTCGCGTCATACACGCCCCGCACCCGCAGCGCCTTAACCAGCCCGTCGATCCGGTCGGACAGGATATCCAACTCAACCGCCTGATCCTGATACAGCACGAAATCAGGCACCGGAACGAGGCTGTCAGAGGTCAGCGTAGCGTAGAGCGGCC